ACCAGTACCCATTTCCCAACTTCCACTAATAGGATATGCTTCAATACTAAATCTTGCAGGAATTTCATCTGCTTTAGTTATTTTTAGTTGTAAAGATGCACTAAATGGAACATCTGGTAATTCAATGTTATCAAATTGAATTAATACTCTACTCATATCAGGTGTATCACCATAATATACTTTAGATATTTCCAATACTTCATCTATACCAGTATTTTGGTAAGGTTGTTGTAAATATATAGTTGCATCTTGTGATGCGGTATAAAATAATACCATTATAATGCTCTCCCTTTAATATCCGTATTAGGAAACTTCAATTCAAAAATAGAAGGATCCATTGAAGGATAAACAATTTTATTTTGTGTTGCCGCCTTTATATCATAAGTATATAGAGAATATCCATCTTGTGCAATATTAATTATTTCAACACTAGGAACGGATGCCACACCTTCAACATTTGCTAATTCTAACTCTAATTCACTTAAATTAATAGGTTGATTTATTTTTCTATTATTAATATCAAAATAATTAGTTACGGCCTGTACACATGCTAATACAACTGCACTTTTATTATAATTTGAATAAACTGTTATTTGAAAATTAACTCCAATATTAATAATAAATCCATCTAATATATTCACTGCATCTGTAATCAATCTATACTCGTTTAAATACGTTTTAAGGTTGTTTTTAGTTGCATCATTAAGTTGTGTAAGATTTCCATTACTATCGTACCCCAATGTATACATATTGATTGCAAATGGGTTATTATTTGAATTAACAGTACCTTTAGATTGTAAGAAAGTATCTATTGCAATTTTAGTATCTGCTTCACTTAAACCTACCAAAGATTTTGTGAATGCTACAAATTGTGCTCGAGCAGCAGGATCTCTTAATATATTTTGTGTAGGAGTTATATCTGCTGAAGAATCTTGTTCTACATATACTTTTGCTATACTACCAAATGAAGGGTCTAATGATAACGCTCTAACCTCATAATCTGATGCTGTTACACATCTATTTTGTGATGCATAATTTGCAATTGCATTTTCTCTAATTTCATCTAATGTTTCAATACCTCTACCACCCGTAGCAGGAATTAAATTATCTACTGCTATTGAAGCTTTTGATTGTTGATATGTAGGTAATGATATATTACTAAAAGATAATAATTCTTCATCAAAATCAATACCTGTTATTTTTCTTAAATCATTAGATTTTACATTTGATGAAATTCCACCACCACTTAGATACGTTACTGTTAAAGTATTTCCTATACCCGATGGTGCTATACCATATGTAGATGTTTTTAAGAAATTAGATGGGTCAAAAGATGCATCTAATCTATTTATTGAATTGTTTAAACCCAACCCAACATTTTTAGTATTAGGAACAATCATTTCATCTGCCGTTGTCTCACTTGCTGCACCAAATCTTAATTGAACGGTATCAACATCAATTACTCTTGTAGTAAACCTTCTATTGGTTTTAACTAATTTTAATGTGTATGGTGTAACATCACTATTACCTGCCAATGTTGAATCATATATAGATGCATTTGGTTGTTTTACATACACCATTTCTTGTGCCAAATACGGAACTTCATAATAAGTGTTCGCATTATCAGTAACCGATATTATTTTTATAAAATTAGAATCTATAATATTAAATGTTGGATTTGGTGTAAATGTTCCCAACGGAAAAGTTTCAGTTACTACATTTGCACTAATAGCCTTAACTGTTTTTGTTAATAAATAAAGTTGAGGTGTGCCTGTTGTATCGGTAGTTAATACAGAAACCGTTCTACCATTAGCATCGGTAAAATCAACCACATCCTCTGTTATAAATGTAACACCTGAATTTGATTGTGATTGTATTTGCATTCCTGCTTTAATCTTAACACAATAATTATAATCCGGTTCACCATTATTAGATGGAACGGTTTGATAAACTGTCAATGTTGTTGTAGCCGGTCTACTAATCTTAGGAACGTATCCAAAGTTTTGTGCGTGAGTAAGTATGTTTGAATAATTACTTGCAATGTTAATAAAGGATTCTTTTAATTGTGCATCCGTATAGTATGATAAAACATCACCTACATAAGCGGCTTGTTCTATGAACATCATACCAGGAGATGCATCACTAAAATCACTATTAGTATTTGCGAAATATGTTTTTGTAAATTCAATTAAAGCCTGTTTTAAAGATGTGAAATCTCTATTCACATATTTAATATCTTTTTTATTTGTTGACCAGCTTTTATCTATTGGATTAAGTGCCATTTTATAATGAAATTGTTAATGTATCAGTTGTTGGAATTGCTGAAAAGTTTATTGAATATTTTAATTCTAAATTTACCAAATGTTTATCTTTGTTATCATTGTTATTTTCAAATATAATAGATTCAATTGTAACATAAGGTAAATACTTTGATATTGCAGTTGTTATAACATTTTCAATTTTTGATTCAAACTCACCTTCCTCATATGGTTCAAATATAAATTGTCTTAATGGAGTACCAAATGTTGGATTTGATATTCTTTCGCCTGGTTCGGTTAATATTAAGTTTTTTAAATTAGATTTAATCTGATCTTTTGTAGTATAGTTTACAGCAAAATATCCGTTATTTGCACCACCAATAGGCAATGCTAAACCAACGGATTTATCTTGTGTATCAATTACAAATGATTTTTCTAATTCAAATGCCACTTACATTACCCCTTATTGAATTTTTTTACTAATTGAGAATAATCTCTATTCAAAGCTTTTAATACAGGAGCTGTTGCCTGTGGATTTCTTTGTGCTGCAATTTGTGCCTTAACATGTAATGGAATACCACCTTCTTCTTGTCCTTGTAAATAAGAACCATATTCTTCATCTCCACGACCACCCCAATTACTTGCTGGTGCTTGTTCAGGTTGCATATAATCATTAAATCCATCACCATATCCTAACATATCAGGTGATATCATAGGTCTAGTTGGTGCTGCTTGTCTTTGTGAATAATCTATTGTTCCCCAACCACCATCATCTTTTGATTTAAATTGATAATCTTCGTTTACTCTTGGTTTTTGAGTAGGTTCTGAAACTTGTTCGTTTAGAACTTCATGTACAGCTTTGCGAATTTCTTCTTTAAGAGTTTTTTTAATATCTTCTCTTAAAACCTTCACTAATGCCTTAATTAATTCTTTTTGATCCATAAATTGTGTTTTTACTATATATAATTATTTATTATTTCTTTTTTGGGATAATAAATCCATTAATTGCTCCTAATCTTGGATTCTTTACAAATACCCCTACACCATCTCTATTAAATCCACCACCCGTAGTATTTCCTTCTATTGTTGTAATTCTACCTTGTGCATTTGGGTTAGGGTCTGCAACTATACCAATGTGATGCGGAATACCAGCTGCATTTGAATAAATAATAGCTGCACCATAAACTGGAGTGGATGACCATAATCCATTTCTAATTGCCCAAGATTTCCATTCCGCACAACTGGCAGAATTAGGTGATTTGGCTCCTGCTTGTTTAAACCAATAACTAACAGCTGCTGCACACCAAAATGCAGGACGATTAATACCCACTGCATTTAAATATGTAGTAACATATCCACCATAATTTGAAGTTGCAGGTGTTTCTAAAACTGGAATAGATGCTGCTATTTTTGCATATGCTACAATTCTTTTTCCAATATTATCATCTTTGGTAGACTGTTGTATATTATTCAAAATATCAACATCTACGCCAATGCTAACATTCATACCGGTAGAAATTTTATAAGTAGCTAATTCCTTTGCTTCGTATGAAGATTCTAATAATACAACCGCTTCATCATCTGATATTTCTTTTGTAGCTTGTTTTTGTTTAACCTCTACAATTGTTTCATCGGCTTTTTTCAAATCGTTTTCTGCACCTATTGTTTCATCATCGGTTAATTTAAAATCTGCATTATTAATTTCATATGGTGCAATTGATTGAGTTGAATTTAATTTACCCATTTCAACTTTATATCCGGTCCAACTTATAACACCAGGTCCAGGTGGTAATGGTGGTGGGTATTGTGAAATTGTATAACAACTACCTTGTATTGTAGTTAAATGCAATTGTGCTAAACTTATAAACAATTTTAGAAATTCATCTACATTTGTAATTGGAGGAGTAACCCCATTTGAAAATTTACCAGGATTAGTAACAACATTAGAAGTAACAGATAAATTAACTAATGTACCAGGTGCAGGAAATACCGGAATAGAAGTGTTTTGTAATTCGGAACCCGTCCAATATCCAACAACCGCATTTCCTAATAATGTAATGTATGAACTATAAAATGATGGATTAGAAGCTGCTAAAGAAGTTGCCGCTGCTGATTGTAAAAGTGCATTCATCAATTCTACATTACCTTTTTTAATTGGATTTTTTGTAGTATTATCAAATCCTCTCTTTATACACTCATCATATTTCTTACTAAAATAATTTGCCCATTCATCCGAAGATTTCCAATCGGCTTGTTTCATTTTAGTTCCTACTTCATCATAGAATTGTGACCACATTAGATAAGGTAATTATTTTTAGATAGAGTATCTTTCAATTGATTCTTTATATTATTAAATGGTGATTTATCAATAGGACCAGGAGCCGATGGACCAGATGGTGTTGCAATTGTCATAGCATCTATTGCATCAATTAACTGTCCCAATAA